AGCCGATGAAGAAACACATATCGAGATATTAGAGGAATGCAGGGATATTGACGGACCAGAAGATATGACTAACTATGACCTTTTTACTGCCGGAGGATATGCATTACTTGGAACACGTGGAATATATGATGAAGTACAGGCGTTGAATGAAAAAGAGTACACCCTTGATAGTTATTTAAAAAAACGCACGTATAGTTATTCAAAAATTCATTAATTTTATAGAAAATTTCTCAGTCAGATGGCAGTTTCACTTGAAAAATACGGTAGTGGAAGTTACCCGTTTCCAAAAGACGAAATCAATCCCAAAGAAAAGGACGAACAATGGGGAAGAAAATGGTGCGAAGCCATGTATGCTCGGTGGAAGCAAGGACTAACAGCAATTCCCTATAGCCAGGTTAGTGAGTTTAAATCATTAAGACAACTTGCAGACGGAAGACAGGATGTTTTGCAGTATCAGAAGATATTACTTGACGAAAGTGAGGATGGCACGGATATGCAGGGATATATGAACATTAATTGGGATATATTTTCTGTAATGCCTAAATTTCTGCGTGTTGTTGAAGGAATGATGGAACAAACCGATCATCAGGTTGTTGCCACGGCAATCGATCCGACAAGCACGGATGAGAAAGAGGAAGCCAAACTTGATATGGAATACCGTATGAAGTTTAAAGAAACGGTAAAATACATTGAAAAGGGACTTGGCATCAATAGTTCAGATGAATATATCCCTGATTCTATTGAGGAGATGAATCTTTATGAAGGAGCAGGAGGTTTTAAACTGGCAAAAGAAACAGAGATTGAACAAGGCATTGATTATACGTTCTACATATCTGCATGGAAGGAGATTAAGAAAAAACTTATACGTGATGCGTGTGTTATAAACTGTATGGGAACGAAAGACTATACCGATCCTTACACGGCAAAAGTAAAAACCAGATATGTTGACCCGGCAGTATTTATTGGACAATATTCCAAGCATTGGGATCATAGGAACATGGAATACGGAGGTGAGATAATTCAGGTACTCATATCCGACATACGCAAACTTAATATCAAGGGAGTAAAAGAATCGGAATTACGCGAACTGGCAAAAACCTACAGTGGTTATGGCAAAAACATAACGCTAGACAATTATACTTTTGATGAAGACACTAATACAGCTAATTATGACTGTTTCCTTGTGGATGTTTTTGATGCGGAATGGATGTCTGTTGACAGCAAATATGTGACCACAAAGAAAACCCATGGCAATGATATGCTTTATGATGAAAAGTGGGGAAAGGTCTATAATGATGAGAAGAAAAAGACTGATAAATTTGATATAAAAGTTGTTTATAAATGCAAGTGGATCATAGGCACAGATATTCCTTATGATTTTGGCATGCAATATGACGTACCACGTCCCGGGAAGAAAGAAGTGGAATTGTCTTATCATCTCTACAAACTTCCTTTCAGATCACTTGTAAGTCTTTCAGAAACACACCTGCACCAAATGGCACTGGCGTATTACAAACTGCAAAATGCTATTGCCATGGCTGCACCTCCCGGTATTGCTATTGAATGGACTGCATTACAGAATATGGCACTTAAAAAGGGCAAGCTAGAACCATTGGAACTGTTAAGGATAAGGATGCAGACAGGAAATCAGTTTTACAGAATCACCACTCATTCGGGAGTGCAAAACTTACCTGGTGGATTCAGGCCAATTCAGGAATTAGCTGGTGGTATAGGTAATCAATTGGAGGAGTTTCTTAAAATATTTGAGTTTAACACCAATGCTATTCGGGAACTGACGGGTATAAACCAGATTGCCGATGCTTCCAATCCCGATCCGGAAATGTCAGTAGGTGGATCGCAGATTGCTATGGCAGCAACGAATAATGCATTACGTCCTATCTACAGTGCCTACATAAACATTAAAGAGAGAACGGCAAAGAATGTGTCGCTGAGACTACAATTGCTTATTAAGCATAACAGCGAGGCTTACAAGGGTTATATGCCGGTAATTGGTAGGATAGGTGTGCAGGTTATCAGTGTTGGTGCAGATGTTGTGGATGCAGATTATTACATCAAATATGAAGCAAGACCAACAAAGGAAGGGAAAGACGCTATTTTAAATGCAGCAACATCAGCTATGTCACCGGATCGAGATGGCATAATAGGGATTGAACTATCAGATTGGTTGATGATAAAAAGACTTCTCGAAGGAGGTAATTTGAAATACGCAGAAGCATTTTTGAATTACAAAAGTAAAAAGAATAAGGAAAGACAACAGCAACTTCAGCAAGAAAATATGCAACTTGACAAACAAAGAGAACAAGAAGCAATTAAGTTAAAGGATGAATTAACTAGATCAACAGAAAAGATCAAAACAGACGAACAAATTAGATTATATGAAGCAAAGAAGGAAATTGACGAACAATATGCACAAAAAGAACATACAAGGCAAAAAGAATTGGCTCAAATTCAAACTGGACTTGCAATAGTTCAGGATACGGCAAAAAGTCAATCGGTAGCGGCAGGAGTGTAAATTTATTTACCTTTGTTAAACCCAATATAATTAAATACTATGGAAGAACAAGAGAACAGAATAGATGATGAAATTGCTGCTTTAATGAAAGCAGACGGAGTCGATTCGGCAAAAATCGCAGAACAAATTGCAAAAAAATCAGGAACGGCAGTGGAAACCGTGCAGGAAGAAATTAAGCCGGCAGTGGTATCTCCGCAAGAAGTAAAACCGCCTGACGTTACAAAACCAACAGACGTACCCAATCCAGAAGCTATCCGTGCTGCCATGCTGAACGAGATGTTCGGAGAGCAGTTTAAGACAGTCGAGGATGTTAAAAAAGCAAATATACCCGTAGCACTTCAGGAACTGGCGACTCTGAGACAGAAGAACCAGGAACTTGACACACTCGTAAAGGCAAAGCCAAAACACAATTTCGCGAATGATGACATTGCCAAAATGAATGAGTTTGTACGTGAAACGGGAATAACGGACGTGAGTGTTTTCAATCGTATTAATGAAGTAGCAGATATAGCAAACATGTCAGACATGGATGCTGTGATGCTTCAGCATATAATTGATAATCCCCGTTCAGCACGCAAAGATCCACAGGAGGTACGAAAGTATATCGAGATGAGATACAAGGTGGATCCAGCAAAAGTTGAATCTGGTGATCTCACCCAAGATGAACTGAATTACAACACAATGGAGTTAGAGGCGCAAGCCGATAAAGCCAAAGTAAAACTTCAGGAATTAAAGGGGAAGATTAAAATGCCAGAAATGCCAAAGGAGGAAATGCCTTTGGGCAATACCAAGTGGTCACCTGAAGTCGAAACCGTAAAAAAGGCTGAATGGGAACAGTTAAACGCAGTAATGGGTAAGGAATATACAAGGATTCCTATTTACATGAAGGGATCAACAGAACCGATAGTCAACTTCGATGTACCGGAGGAGACTAAGTCGAAAATCCTAAAAAATGCTCTCGATTATGTTATAAGCAACCAAATGGAAGCTACCAGAGAGAGTATTGAAGCAGTTGCCATATCCATGTTGCGTGAAATAAAGGATATTCATTCCGTTGACATCTACCAAGCCGTTTATGAGCGTGGTCGTACTGATGCAGAAAGAAGAGATCTGAAAGAGTACCATAATCCATCATCGAGAAATACCGACATCCCCCCGGGTGGAGGTGAAGAATTATCTGATGAAGCCAAGAAAGATCGTGCTTATCAGGCAGAACTCACAAGGTAAAAACGAATTAACACAGTAATTACAAGAGGCAAATATTTTTAATAGTAATCCTTAAAAAAAAATAAACAATGGGACCAGATGCTATTGCACAAATATATGCCTCTGACATAGTTTCAGGCTTTGACATTCATAAGCCTGAATACCTCAACTCGCTTTTTAGCCGGTATGGGGATCAGGGAGCTTCTTTTTTCCAGTTAATCAGATCCATGGGATTTGAGAAACCGGTTGCACAGGATACTTATGGACATTTTGAAGAAAATCACATCCATGAGATCGTTCATGCCAGAGATATTGTCGCACAACCCGCACAGGGAGACCCGATAGTATTTGTATTGGCTGCTACTGACCTTGACGCAAACAACAATTTTTATCTCCGGAAATTTGACCAGCTTTTATTTCCAAATGAAGTTACCGGTATTGTTGTTGATATTGATGTCACAAACCCGCTATTACCATCAATAACGGTTGAACCCAATGAAAGCACAGACCGCTTCCCTGCACTTACGGCAGATGAAGAACTGGTAATAATGTCCAATGCCTTCTCAGAAGGATCGGGACAGCCGGAAGGTGCCGTATCGGGTACATGGGAATATTCCAATACCGCACAGATCATCAAGGAAACTATTGGATACACCGGAACAGAAATGGTTAATCAGACATGGTTTGATGTAACCACAAAGGGACAGTCTATTCCCGCTTTCTATTTCAAAGGTCAGATTGATATTGACTATCGTATGGCACTTCGTATTGACGGTGCACTTCTTTGGAGCAAACAGACCACTAACATCACAGGTGTTATTGATGATGATAATGACAACAGAGTTATCAAAACAACCGAAGGTCTTGTTCCTTATGTAAGGAGAGTCGGTAACGAACAGACATACACGGCAGGTAACTTCGATATAGCCGAATTTGATGATATGGACAATACGCTTGACAGGGAGTTTGCAGGAAACTACATACTCGGACTGTTGGGTATCACACTTTCTCAGGACATCGAAAATGCATTGTTTGAATACCTTGAACATACCAACTTAACGGTTACAAGGCAGACAACCAATGATATACTCTTTAACAGCAACGAATCACTTGGTGCTTCGGTCAACTTTAAATATCTGACCAAATCAGAAAGAACATTCCTATTTAAAAGAATGGGTGTTTTCAATAACCGTAAACTCTACGGAGCAACGGGATATGACGCACCTAAGATGGGAATATTCATGCCTATTAACAAACGGAAA